ATGGCATCCATTCGCAAACGTGGCCTGACGTACCGCGTCGAGCTCTACAAGGACGGTCGTCGCGAGTCGGCGTCGTTCCCTACACGGCAGCAGGCGTCCGCATGGGCCGTGCATCGCGAGGCCGAGCTGTCGGGCACGCGCCTGCCGAACCACACGGTCAGCGAGGCTTTCGGCAAGTTCGTCGAGGAAGTGGCGTCCAAGCGCCGCGGCGGAAAGTGGGAGGTGTCGCGCCTCAAGCTCATGCAGCGCGACAAGCTGGCCGACGTTGCGCTGCCGGCGCTGCGCGCAATCCACATTGCCGAATGGCGCGAGCGGCGGCTGAGGGAGGTGTCCGGCGCATCGGTGCGCCGCGAGATGAACCTGCTGCAAGCCGTGTTCAAGATGTGCCGGCGCGAATGGGGATGGCTCGCGATCGACCCGATCAAGGACGTGGGCCGTCCGCCGAATCCGGTCGCGCGGCGCCGACGCATCACGCAAGACGAAATCGACCGCATCACCCTGGCGCTTGGCTACAACGGCGGCGCGCCCCAGCGTTCATCCGATTACGTGGCGCTGGCGTTCCTGTTCGCGATCGAGACGGCGATGCGTTCGGGCGAGATTCTCGCCTTGCGATGGTCGGACGTGTCTGAAAAGGCCGTCGAACTGCGCGAGACGAAGAACGGCGACCGCCGTCGCGTGCCGCTGTCGTCGGTGGCGCGCGGCATCGTCGCGCTGCTGCCACGCGCCGGCGAGCGTGTGTTCGCCGTCTCCGGGCCGACGCGCGACGCCCTGTTTCGGCGCGCGCGCGATGCGGCGCGGATCGACAACCTGCACTTTCATGACAGCCGCGCAGAAGCGATCTGGCGGCTGTCGAAGAAGCTCGACGTGATGGAGCTCGCCCGCATGATCGGGCATCGCGACATCAGGAGCCTGATGCACTACTACGCGGCGAGCGCGGAAGAACTGGCCGACCGCCTCGGGTAGCGCGGCGCGGCGTGCCAGCGCGATTGTTCTCACGCCAGCGCAGAACTTCGCCAGCGATCCATGATGCGGGGCGCATGGAGATACGGACCGGGAAGTCCGGCCGGCACGCTACTGTTTCCAGAACCGTGCGCGGCGCAAGGCCGAGCAGTTCGCCGACTTCCTCGGCGCCGATCGCGCGAAGCTCAAACGGGATTTTTTCTGCTGCGCTCATTCTTCCTCCACGATCTGCGCGCTGTCTCGCAGGCGCTGCACGATGCCCGGCTCGCCATGCTCCGGCGCGAACGGGCGAGGCATGTTGTCACTGCGCATTGTCGTCATCCTCGAAGAATGGCCGGATAGCGACGTAGATCGAGCGCGCTTGTTCGTGCGTCACTGTTAGTGACAGGCCGCATCCATCGATGCGCAGGTCGAACCCTTGCGGATTGGTAACGTCGAAGGCGTCATCTTCCGCAGTTGTGTCGATTGTGATTCCGGCCATCACTCACCTCCCTTCATCGCCGCAACTCGCTTCGCCCGTGACTTACTCGGCGTGTCGTCGCGCGGGGTGCAGGCATCCATCAATTTGCTATCGGTTTCAGGTGGATTGATAGTTGGGGCGGCGGCGAGATTTATCCCCCAAAGATCGCGCATGTATTTCGCCCAACCGTAACTACTCGACAGCGAAACATTGATCGCGAATTTGACGGCGCTATCAACCATCTCTGGCGTCATCTCCCTCGGCACAAGCACGTAGCCATCCGGGATCGCTGGCGCGGCGCGGCGGTTCCATTTCTGGATCGCATCGTCGCGACTGTCGCCAGACATGACTGCTCCGCAGCCACCCTCGATTTCTAGGCACGATAACTCCCAACATTTGTGCCCGTGTCGCTTATCGCTGTGTCCGATGTAATGGCGAATGCCTCCGTCAACACGCCAGCGAACGCCGGAAGGGTGCAGCGCGTCGCGTACGTCGAACACGACGTGCCTGCAGAACGGGCAGGGCGCAAGGTTGTCGGCGCTCACTCCCCACCCGCCTTCCGCTTCGCGAACGATTCGAGCAAGCGCCGCGCGACATCCATGCACTTTTCGCGCATGCCATGCCCGATAGCGTCAGCGATCAACTTCGCGAACCAATCCACATCCTCATCGTTCACGGTGATGGGCGCGGCGGGTTGCGTTTCTTTCAGGCCACGCTCGTAGCCTCGCTGATTGGCTTCTCGAATAAGCGTCTTGATCGGCGCATCGCCAAGTGAGTTCTGACACGACCGCAACATCTGCATGTGCCCCATCTCGCAAATCGCTTGCGCGCTGTAGACGGCCTGTATTCGCTCACCATTCGGGCCGGTGCCGTAGCAAGTAATGCGCTCGTCGCCCTCGATGCTGGCGGGTTGCGGGCGGAGGTAGTACGCATCGCCAATCTTCGGCATTGGAGCATTCTCGGCCGCAAGCTGGAGTTGCACTTCAACGAAGTGGCCGTGGGCGTACCGCTCACCAACAAGACAGACTTTTGCCACCGGCTCATCCGCCGTCTCGACGCTGCCACTTGCGGGCAAGTTGTCGCGCACGAACTCGGCCGTCTGCTCGCGATTGCCAACGCCGATGTCCAACTGGTCTGCCATCCCGACACTCTCGCGGGCATCCGCCGCGCTGGTCTTTATTCCCACGAGCCATCGGCCGGTGCGCTTGTACGCCAGTTGCGCGGCCGGATGGTCGTGTCGAAGCAGGGCAAGCATATCCATGAGCAAAGCCTTGCTTCGTTCGATTTCATGTGCCAGACGATCGCGCTCCGCTCTGTCGTCATTCGCTGAACGAAGGATGGCAGCGATCTTCAACAATCTTTCGCGATGCGCGCGCATCTCCGGCACAGGGGAGTTGTCATAGTGCTTTGCGAGTTCGAGTAGATATTCAAAATCTGAATATTCCCGCGCCCGCTGCTCGATGTTGTCGGTTGGGTTGGTCATGGCGTGGTTCCTTGCATGGCACGTTCAATCCGTTCGGCGTGTTCGTCTAACGCTCGAATCAGACGACCAATGTCTTCCGATATTTGGCTTGCGGCATAAGAAATCGTCTGCGCCGCATCCCGCATGTTGTGCCCGGCGCGATCAACGGTCTCGGCTCCGATCAACGTCACGTACTGGCTCATCGCGCATCCTCCGATTCGGCTGCGGGCAGCGGCGGGAGGGGCATCCAGTGGTTTGGCGGGAATTCGCGCGCTTCGCGGGTGCCGCGAAGGTGTTGGATATCGTTCGACCAGTAAGGGCGCGGCTTTTTTGCATACACATCGTTCGACCAGTTGCCACAAACGCAGCGCCCATTTGCGTAGAGCAAGAGAATGCGCGTCTCATCCTTCGGCGCCGTCGAGATCGGCTGCCAAGGTGACTGCGCAAGATCAGCACGCACGTACTCACGCTTCTCATACCCAGCGCCAGCAGCCGTGAAGATGCGTTGGCCTAGTCCGCCTAAGTCGTCATGAAGTTTCGTGTCGCGCAGCATGAGCCTTTCGGGCCATTCCTCTCGCGCGCACTTTGGAGACACCCCGCCCGCGCTACTCGGCCGAGTCTGTTCACCGCCGCTATCAGCAACGGAGCGCGGGGGAGTGTCATTGAGTGATTCGAGATAGACGTCGGCATCGCCGACGGCGAACTCAATGTCATCCGCAATTTGCAACCCTTCGAGATAATTCATGGCCTCTCCGAGCAGGGCGCGAAGTCTGCTGATCATGGCGATGGATTCGGTGGTCATGCTGGAATCTCCGCGTGCGGAAGCGCATAGACTCGGAACTTCCGATGCGAGTCCGGCACGCAAACGACGGCATGGTTCAGCAGCGATGCCGTGTGGATCGCTGAATACACAGGGCTGTCGGTCGTCGTTTCGAAGAGGCCGATGTTGACCCCTCCCGGATACGAGGCGCCCCAGCGACGGCGTTCATCCGCAATCAGTTGTTCAAGCTGCGCAACACGACGCTTCAGTCGGCGCGCTTCCCTTTGCGTGATCTTGGTCATGCTTGCTCCTTCGGCGTTCAAAACGGGATTCCTTCCGCCCACGCCGTGCAGCCAGCGGTGCGGGCTTCGATCGGCACCGGTGCGTTCCACTTCTCGCAGACGCCGCCGTCGCGGTACGCATCGAAGTACGCGCACTCACCGCAAGGCGTGACCACGGGTGCGCGTTCAAGCACGCCGATCGCGTCTCGCAGGCGCGCGATGTCGCGGTCACGCTGCGCGGGCGTCATCGTCGAAACTGGCATCGACAATCTCCGGGAATTTGCCGTGCTCGCGCACGAGGATGTGGGTTGGCTTGCGCAGCGAGCCGGTGAGCGTCAGGGCGTGGTCGACAGTGCGCGGGGCCATAAGGTCGCCGCTGCGCAGCCACCACCACGAGCACGCGCGCGCGCGGGCTTCGCCGCCGTGTTCCAGGCAAACCCACTCACGGAAGGTGCGCAGGCCGCACAGATAGGACACGACCATGCTCGGTGGCTTGCCTGGTTTCTCGTGGCGCGCGTAGCGCACGCTCGTCACGGCGTGCGCCGTCGGCGGCACGACCTCGGTCGTGAGAATTGGGGCATCCGTCGCCGTCGCGTCGTGGCGGTCGAAGAACGTCGAGCGCGGGAACTCGTAACCGCATTCGCACGCGCGCGCTTGCACCGGCATCAGCGCGTGACATTGCGGGCACTCGCGCACCGGTGCATCGCTCTTGGCTTTCTGGCCTGGGCGCTTGGGCGGACGGATCGCATCCACCGGGCCGTGCTCGACGATGTTGCCGGCGAAGTCGAGCACGAGGCAGTCCGCCTTGCCCGGATGCAGGCGCATGCCGCGGCCGGCCTGCTGGTAGTAAAGGGCCGCGCTCTTGGTCGGGCGCATCATGATCACCGCGTCAACATGCGTCGCATCGAAGCCTTCGGACAGCACGTTGACGTTGACCAGGGCGCGCAGCTCGCCGCGCTGGAACGCATCGATGCGTGCCGCGCGCTCGCCGCTGGCGGTCGTGCCGTCGACGGTGGCGCAGGCCACGCCGCGCGCGGTCAGCGCCGCAGCGACGCTCTCGGCGTGCGCGACGCCGGCGCAGAACACAATCCATGCGCGCCGGTCAGCGCACAGCGCGACGATCTCGTCGCACGCGGCCGAGACAACGGCCTGCATGTTGCAGGCACGCTCGAGCTCGCTGGCGACGTACTCGCCGTTGCGAACGTGAACGTCGGACAGGTCGGCGCGCGCGGCGCCCGCCTTGCTCACGAGCCGGGACAGGTAGCCGTCGCGGATCAGGTCGCCGACGCGTGCCTCGTAGGCGACTTCGTTGAGGATGTAGTCGTCGCCGCAGATCGGGCCGCCGCCGAGGCGATACGGCGTGGCCGTGAGGCCCGCGACGCGCACGCCGGGGTTGGCGCGGCGGCAACCGTCGATGAAGTCGCGGTACTGGCCTTCGCCGCGCAGCGGGATGCGGTGCGCCTCGTCGATCAGCAACAGGTCGAACGCGCCGAGCTGCATGGCCTTGTTCGCCACGGACTGGATGCTGGCGAAGATGACCGGTTCAAAGCGGTCTCGGCGGCCGAGGCCGGCCGAATAGATGCCGATCGGCGCCTGCGGCCAGTAGCGCGCGAGTTTGTCGGCGTTCTGCTCGACCAGTTCGCGGACGTGCGCCAGGACGCAGATGCGCGTCGCCGGCCATGTCGTCAGCGCGTGGCGGATCATCTCGGCGAGCACGATCGTCTTGCCGCCGCCGGTCGGGATCACGACGCACGGGTTGCCGGGGCGATTCGTGAGGTAGTTCCACACGCAATCGACGGCGGCGCGCTGGTAATCGCGAAGCTGCATCACGGCGCGCCCTCCCGCAGCATGAGTTCCAGCCGCGCGAGCGCGTTCCACGCAACCTGTGCCGCGTGCTGCAGGCCGGATTCCTCGTCGATCTTCTCGATGCCCTCGGCGAGCGCATGACGGAACATCGCGTCGGTGTAGCGGCGAGCGCCGTCCGGCACCTGCGCCCATCCGTTCGGGCTGTACTTGCGCGCGCCGTAGTCAGCGACGCTGGCCACGGCAAGCAACGCACGTGGCATGCCGTGCAGGATCAGCGAGACGGGCGCCTTGCCGGCGTCCAATTTCGCGCCGGGCGCGTGCTGCGCGAAGCCGTGCGGATCGAGTTCGACGTCGAACATCGTCACGCTCAGCCCCCGTTTCCGATCGAGCGCAGCATCGGCTTGGCGGGTTCCAGCGGGATGAAGTTCGTAGCACCGCGCTCGCCGCCCATAGCGCGCAGGTAGTCGATCTCGACCTTGGCCGAATTGATGATTGTCTGCGCCACATCGCTGATCGCCTTCGCGCGGTCGATGTCCATCGGCTCGTCCTTGTCGGCGAGCGATTCGAGCGCGGCAAACAGATGGTCGCGCAAGTCCTCGATCTTGTTCTTGGTTCCGCGGCTCATGGGGTTGGTTCCTTCTTCGTAACGTGGTTGATTTTGCGATTGAGCGCGCCGCGCAGCTGGATCGCGCGGCGCAGCGGTTCGGGGAAGCGCTGCACGGTGTTGCGGTCGAGCAGTTGTCGCCGCGTGACCAGCTCGAGCTTGTCGAGCGTGATCTCGGCCTCGACGTTCGTGCGCGCGCCGGAGCGGAACACGACGACATGCCCGCGCGGGATCGGGCCGTTCGCGGATTCCCAGACCAGGCGATGCACGCCGACCCAGCGGCGTTGGCGCTCGGCGTTGGTTTCGCCGCCGTCGTGCATCTTGCGTTCGAGGTAGCCGTCTTTGCTGATGCGCAACGTGCCGACCGGCACGTGGTTCTTGTTGGCCGCACCTAGGCGACAGCCCTTCTTGAAGCGCGTTTTCGCGCTGCGCGCCATGGACTCCGGCGGCATCCATTCGGCCATCGGACGGCCTTTGTTGACCGGCGCATCGCCCTTGCGGAACTGTGAGGCGCGGCTGTTCTCGTGCCGGCCCTCGCGCCAGCGTTGGCGTGCGCGCGCGGCTTGCCACTCTCGCGACTTGTGCAGGCCGAAGCCGTGCGCGCGATTCTCGGTTGCGGACACCGAGTGCCCGACAAGCGCGGCGATCTCCTTCGCGCTATCGGTCGCGTAGCGGTCGCGCAGAATGCGATCCTGCTCGGCGGTCCACGGCTGCTTGATGCAGACGCGGCGCACGTCGATGCCGTGTCGCTCGGCACGCTGGTTGACGTGGCGAGAGCAGCGACCCATGCGTTCGCTTATCTCGCGGAGAGTTAGGTCGCGCGCGGCGAGCTGGCGCAGCGTGCGCGTGTGAGCGGTTGTCCAGGGGCGGCTCACGCCGATACTCCATGGCCAAGGCGTACCTGACCGAGCTTGCGCCAGAGGTTTTTCGCGCACTTGCGCCGGCTGTATTCGATCGAATGCAGACCTCCGCCGTCTGGCTTGCTGGCGTCGTATTTCTTGCATTGTCCCGCCTGACAGCGTGCGGCGTGGTCGGCGATGAAACTCTCGCAAGTCATCGTGCGGACGCCCACAAGATCGAGCGGATCGGCGCGCATCACGCCACCCCCTTCATGCCGCGGCACGCAATCCACTCGCGCAGGTCGGCGACGATCGCGTCGACAGCAACGTGCCGCGTGTAGACGCCGACGATCATGCTTGCCGACACCGTCATGGCGAAATTGCCGTTGTCGCTCGTGGCGTACACACGGCCGTCCACGACGCCGACAAGGCACGCGCCGCGCCCTTGCTCGCCCATGGCGCGAGCACGCTCCTTGATCGCCAATGCGAGCGCGTCGAGATCGGCGTCGACCACGCCGATGGGCGTCATGCGCGTGGTCTTGATCGCGACCGGGCGGCGAGATGGCGAAAAGTGGCGCGTCATTTCGGCATCACCCGAAACTGACTGTTCGGCAGCGCTTGGTGTTTCGAGCGTCGCGCAAAGTAGCCGGTGTCGAACACGCGCCACGGATGCGTACGCTTCTTCGCCACGGGCTTGGGCGTGGGCTTGGGGTTGGTCTTCATGCGGCCTCCACGATGCGGCCGTCAAACTCGCGGCGCAGGGCTTCGACGCCGGCATCGCACAGCAATGCAGGATCGGTCGCGCGCAGTTCGGCGGACGTGTAGCTATTGGTCGCCGGGTCGCCGTTGCGGAACGTGCGACCATCGGCGGTGCGGTACTCGATCCAATTCGCGGCCGGGTCGGCGTCGACAACCTCGGCGAACGTGACGAGCCTGGGGATGTAGCGGTGCGACGCGCAGCCGGCGAGCTGTTCGGCTTTCGTCAAGTCGCGCTTGTGGAACGCGCACGACCATCGGCCATCGCCGTCCATCTCGGGCGTGGCATGCGCGCAGGTGCGGCAGTTCACCGCGGGCAGCTTGCCGCCATGGCAGACACTGTGCGCCGGGCAGAATTTGCACTCGAACCAGCTCGGGTTGTCGCTGATCCGCGGCGGCGGCTCGGGTGACGTGACGACGCGCTCGGCCTTGTCGCGCAGCGCACGCGCGGCGTCCAGGTCCGTTTCCGTGCGCACGCCGACCATCGTGCGGGCGCCGGGGCTCGCGCAGGTCAGGTAGTGGCGCGTCGTCTCGCTGTAGGCCATGTAGAGCACGGCCTGCGCGTAGTACACGGCGTCCCACTTCGCGAGCGCGACTTTCTCGCCATGCGTCTGCTTGAGCTTGATCAGCTCGGCCTGCTTTTTCTCGTTCGTCGCCTTGCCCTCCCACACGTGCAGCGTTTTTGGCGCCTGCACGAGCCCGGTCAGCATGCCGTCAGCGTGGCCGCGGAAGTGGCCCGCGAGATCGGCGAACGCGAACTGCTGACCGGTGCGCGGGTCGACCGTGCGCAGCGTGACGCCCGGTACGAGGCGCAGCCTGCCCGCCATCACGTCCTCGCTGCGGTGGCCGTCCTCGAAGCGCCACAGCGTGTCCGCAGTGAACTGCTCACGCGCGGCCCAGCGAAAGCCATACCAAAGCTGCCGCTCGCAGGGGCGCCCTATCTCGGACATGCCGAGATAGGTGCGCGGTTCCTCGGCCGCGGCGCGTTGCTCCACGGCAGCGCGCACGGCATCGAGGGTCGGATCGGCGATGGCGGGCAGGACGGCCATGGTCAGGCTGCGGCCTCCATCTCGGGCTCGGCGGTGGCGTCCTCGATCGCGACGCCATTGCTCAGCAGGTGCACGAGCGCGTTCTGGCCGGCGACATCGACGGCGAAAGCATCCTGCGCAACGAAGCGCAGGGCTTGCGAACGATTGGTCGCGCGCACGAGCCGTTGTTGCTGCGGGTTCGCGCGCGTGTCGTGGACGACGTAGATGCGCGTGCTCATGCCGCTTCCTCGCCGTCCGTGTTCGCGGCGCCGCCGGCCTTCTTGCCGATCTTCTGCACGGCGTCGAGCACGAGCGCGCCCTGGTCGGGTTCAGCCTTGTGCGCTTCGACGCCGCCCGCGAAGGCGTCGGTGTCCGCCAACACGATGTAGGCCGTCTGGCCCTGCGCGTCGACGAGCTCATGGCGCGCCGGCGCGAACTGCGACAGCGTGAGCACGGCCTTGATGCCGTCCTTCACCATCACGCTGTCCACTTTCGCCGCGATGCGCGTGAAACCTCGCGTGGCGATCAGCTGGACGCAGTCCTGGATCACTTCGCCCGTGCGACTCTTCACGCGCTCGATGACGTCGTCCTGCTCGACCTCGCTCAGCTTCTGCCAGACATCTGGCGCGGCCTTGAGCTCGTCGAGCACGATCTTCATGAGGTCGCCGTGCATCGTTTCGGCGGCGATGCCGTCTGTCGGGATCACTTCCTGATTCGCTTCTTCGGTCATGGTCTACTCCAATGGAGGGAGGTGGGTCGGCCGGACTTCACTGGCCGGTCAGCGCGCGGAGTGCGACCCTGCGCAGGTGGCGCGCCCCGTGAAAATCAAGCCGCGTTCTGCGGCGGCTGCGCCCATGTGGGCTTGCCGGCGGGCGCGGGTTGCGCGGCCGGAGCGGCGTTTGACTGCGCGTAGCCGCCCGCTGCCGGCGCGGCTTGCGGCGCGTCGACTTCGATGCGCTTCCATGCTTTGACGTCGTTGCGATCGCGCTCCTGCTTGTAGCCGCGCTTGTCGACGTGACCGGCCGGGGTGAAGTCGACGCGGATCACGTGCGGGATGTTGTGCAGCTGCATCGAGTCGGTCACGGTCTGCAGGCCGCACGCCACGCGGATCGCTGCAAGCTGCTCGTTCGCGATCTGTACCGTCTTGGCGTTCGGGTTCTCGATGTTGAGACGCGCCCACACCTGCCGGCCGGTCTGCGGGCCTTCGGTCACGCGGTAGACGAGTTCCAGGAACTGCCCGTCGTTGTTCTTTGTCGGGAGTACGTTGGAGTCGACGATCTGCGCGATGTACTCGCCGGCCGGGATCGCGCCGAAGTCCTGCGACGGCTGCGCGTTGGGGTCGATCATGTTGCCGATGAAAGCCATGGTGTTGTGCCTCGTGGTGGGGGTTCGGGTTACGCCGCAACCGGCTGGTCAGCCGGGGCGGATTCGGGGAGCTGCGCGACCGCCGCCAGCGCAGTGGGTTGCATTGCCGCGACCAGGGCGTTCCAGTCGAGCGGGATGGTGTCGGGCATGCCGTAGCGGTTCTTGGCGACGTAGGCGGGCTTCTCGACGACGTGCATCAAGCGGCGTCCGGTTGCGATGCCACGCGCGCGCTGGCCGCTCATGCCGGTGTTCTCTTTCTTGATCGCCGTCTCGAAATTGGCGAAGCCGATCACGTCGGCCCATTCCTGCACGAGCGCGGCCGCGCCACGCTGCAGCTTGATCTCGTAGCGTTCGTAGGCCTCGCTGTCGGGCGCCTCGAATCGCTTGATCTGCGAGTGCGCAATCACGATCACGGCCATGCCGCGGGCGCGGAGCGCATCGAGCTTGTCGAGCAAGACGCGCCAGAGCCGGTTCGCTTCGACGTAACCCTTGCCGAACCCGGGCGCTTCGATCGAAGCCCAGGTGTTTACGCGGCATGCCTCCGCCCACACGATCGGTTCCATCCAGTCCGCGGAATCGAGCACGGCCGTCCCAAACTCGTGCGACTCACGCGCCAGTGTGTCGAGCGCGGCGATCGTGTCGGCGTAACTCGTCAGCAGCGGGAACGCGTTCGTCTCGATGCCGGAGAGGCCATCTTCGAACGGCAGGAAGATCGGGTTGTAGGCATTCGCGCCGAGCGTGGACTTGCCAACGCCGTGCGGGCCGTGGACAACGACGCGGGGCGGCGCGCTGGCGCGCGTCGTGCGCGCGATGGATTGCAGGGAAATAGCCATGGTCGGCTCCTGTCAGGAGAGGGGTTCGATGGAAACGGCGGTCTTCGCCGGCTTGACAGTGATGACCTCGGCCATGCGGCGGTAGAGCGTCGGGTCGTTGGCTTCGACGCCGCGCAGCTCGGAGAGCGACAGGCCGAATCGCGCCGGGAACACGCGCTCGCGCAGGCCTTCCGGAAGCGTCGGAAATATCGCGGACAGCGCCGCGTCGTCGAGCGAGCGCGTGAGCTTGCCGGTCGTCGTGACGCGGAAGCGGTCGGTCTTGACCGTCGTCGCGCCTTCTTCCTTCGCACCGATCAGCTCAATCAACGCTTCTTCGGCGGCGACGCGCTCCGCGCGCGCAGCATCCTCAGCGCGCTTGCACTCGGCCAGGTGTTCGGCGGCGAGGTCGATGTTGGCGCTCATGCCGTCACTGCCTTTTCCGCTTCCGTATCCGCCAGGCGCTTCATGTCTTCGAGCGCGGCGCCGTTTCCGCAGTAGAAGTCCGGCACACGCTCAAGCGCAGGGTCGCTGGCTTGATAGATCAGCGCAGCCGCGGCCGGTGTGCCGTAGCAGCCTTCGAGCACGCGTCCACCTTCGCCGGCCAGTACGACGACCCAGCCGGCGCGGCAGTGCGTCGTGCCGCAGTAATTGCCGCCTGCGTGCCACGATTCCATGTCGAGTGCATTCGGCTTGCTCGCCGCGGCGTAGACGGCCTGGTGAATGTTGGCGATGCGAGGAATCCAGTCGGCATCGCGCAGGACGGCACCGCTCAGGTCGGCATCGCGCAGGACGGCACCGCGCAGGACGGCATCGCT